CAATAGTAATACATTAATGCTCTGAATCATGCATGGCTCTAGGCTTCTATCAGAAACAGGCACCTTTCCCCCCCACCCATGCCTCTTATACTGAGGGTATCCCACACAATTTTTCGCTAGAAATTACAGAATTGATAACAAAGGTAGTCTGTAAGATGGTATGTCTTGGCAAAAGCAAACCTTACCTACTGACTGTATTTAGTAATACATAATGATTTAAAGACTAAAGGCGTGCGCAATAGAACCTAACCCGATAATAAAACAGTATTGTTAAATTATCTTACTAACCTTTTAGGGTTGTAGCTTCTCGTTTATCTAGGTGACATAGATTGCACTACTATCTATGCTCAGTGATCTGATCCCCGATACTGTTGTTTGCTCCAATCCTGGAACAACGAATAAGTGAGATCCACCGACTTGCACCACGTTTATCCCTATCTGTCAGCTACTACATTTAGGAGGGCTGGGTCATGGCCCCGTTATGTGTAATATAAGTTATATTTATTTTTAAGTCAAGTTATAAATACTATTGACTAGGATATCTTTGTGATATATATTACTAACATGAGCAAAGGATCAACACCAAGACCATTTACAGACAGAGAAGTATTCGAAGCTAACTTCGATAAGATCTTTGGTAAGAAGAAACCATCTCCTAAAATAAAAATTGCACATCCAGACAGTATTAAAGAATATGAATACCAACTTAATAAGTCTACCGGTGAAGTAGAGAAGAAGTTTGATGGATGCTAAAGAGTGGATGCAGTCCATGGCCAAAGCTTTTGGTAAGTATGAGTATAAAGTTAAATACCAAAATGAGAAAGGCCAAGTAGAATTAAAGAGTCCTGGGTGGCGAGATGATCCACCTAATTTAAAAGAGTATAAAGCAATAGATTGTATTTTGCCTGTCTATTTGAGAAACGATAAACCACAGGCCAAAAGTAAAGATAAGAAAAAAGTAGTGAAGCAATTAACCAAGTATAAGGAGATCTAAATGTCCACAGAATTAAAACCATTCCTAGTCAGACTGACACCATCCAGTGTTGAGTTATTAGATAAAGCAGCTAAAGAACTAGAGAAGCCTAAGGCAAGTATTATCAATGATGCAATAAAAGCATATCTTTCTAAAGATTCAGATATTAATGCAAGACTGAATAAGATTCTTTAATGATAGTAGAGCTACCTTATCCACCATCAGTCAATACATATTGGAGAGCCAATGGCAAAAGAAGATTTATATCAAAGGAAGGGCAATTATTCAAGACAGCCGTGCAAGCCATCTGCCTTCGGGACAAAGTGGGATCGTTTGGGGATGCTCGCCTTTCTGTTAATATTTATATTCATCCTAGAAGTAGGCGTATATTTGATCTCGATAATTGCTTGAAGGCAATATTAGATGCACTCATGGCAGCCAATGTATATGATGACGATTCACAGATTGATATGTTATCGATTGCAAGAAGTGATCCAATTAAAGATGGAAAGGCTGTGGTAAGTATCAATGAAATCTAAACCAGAAGCTACATACGAAGAGGCACCCGTTGGTCAGTTTGGCCATAGATTTTGTTCTACATGTTATGCTCATGTTAAAAGCGATGGTGGCATGTGGAAGGTATCACCGAAGAAAACTAATAGACGCTGGATCTGCGCTAGGTGTCTAGAGAAAAGAGTTAAAGGCGCACCCGTTAAATAGGAGATTAAAATGGCAGAACAGAAACCACGTAAACCAGGCACAGGCGTTGCATTTGTAAATGAAAATAAAAAAGAAGATTGGCATGCAGATTTTACAGGAGAATTTGCAGACCATAATGGCAATCTATTTTATCTAAATGTTTCTAAGAAGCTTAGTGGCCACTCTGGTATTGAGTATATTGCTGTATCTTTAGGTAAACCAAAAGTGCCAAAGGCTGCTCCAGCTAATGCAGCTCCAGCATCTTTTGATGATCTTCCAGAAGATTTACCATTCTAATGACAGATGAAGTCAAAACGAAAAAGCCGATCCCTTCTCTTGCTGGCTATGGTGGTGTCCGTAGCTTGCAAAAGAAACTTGAACGTTCAACTACGCTACAACAGAATCGTGAAGCTGTTAGCTACTCTCTTTTATGTATGGCGAATACAAAGCTTACTGATATTATGGAATGGGACGAGCAAGGCAATATTAAAGTTAAACCAAGTAAGGATATACCAGACCACGCCTTGCAAGCTATCAAGAGTATTAAGTCAAACACTAAGACAGATAAAGAGGGTAATAGCTATACAACTCTTGACATAGAACTGTGGGATAAAGTTGGCGTATTACGATTACTTGCCAAAGCTTCTGGTTTGTTAGATAATCCGGAAGAATCAGATAAACCAAGCGTATTAGGTATTAACATACGCGCACCCGAGGTAATAGATAATGACGAAGCCACAAGATCCAATAACCAAGATACTGAATGAGCGTGAAGTAACTCATGGTGGTTATCTACCTAAATGTGTTTTCATTCAAACAGTCAAAGAGCAAATGCGTGATCAAAGCGGAAATTGGTATAGATTAGATTCAGATATGCAAGAATCATTAGATATGGTGATTCATAAGATCAGTCGTATTATTTATGGTGATCCATATCATACTGATAACTGGTTAGATATAGCTGGTTATATTATGTTAGTAGGTAATCGTTTACAAATTGAGGAGGAATTTAATGAGCGCACCAAATAGTTTAGAAGATCGTATCCAGAAGTTGCGGGATCAATACGCATTGAATAACATTTACCAAACGGAGTCTTTACAAATCATTGATGCTTTGCAAGCTCAAATACAAGTGCTTAACCAATTACTAGCACTTGAGATTAAAGACATCGATGGCTAAAACAAAAGAAACATCTCAGAAGGCCATTCATGGCCCTGGGATTGATTTAGACTTTTCAACAGCACCGACTACTTGGCAGTTCTTACAGTCAGATGCATTTGTGCGTGGACTGATGGGGCCAGTAGGATCTGGTAAATCCTATGCATGTGCCGCAGAGATTATGATGCGTGCAGTCAGACAGAAGCCATCTCCAGTAGATGGCATTCGTTATACACGATTTGTAATTGTGCGTAACTCATATCCAGAATTAAAAACAACAACGATTAAAACATGGCAAGATTTATTTCCAGAAAACACTTTTGGTCCGATGCTATATACTCCTCCTATTACTCATCACATTAGACTCCCAGCACGGGGTGATGCTGCGGGGATTGATTGTGAAGTAATCTTTTTAGCATTGGATCAACCTAAAGACGTAAGAAAACTATTATCACTTGAACTGACAGGAGCGTGGGTAAATGAAGCTCGTGAACTTCCTAAAGCTGTTATTGACGGACTTACTCATCGTGTGGGTCGATATCCGACGCAACGTGATGGAGGACCTACTTGGCATGGTGTGTGGATGGATACTAATCCAATGGATGATGACCACTGGTGGTTTAGATTAGCCGAGAAAGAAAAGTTATCAGGTAAATATGCATGGCAATTCTTTAAACAACCTGGTGGTGTGACTGAAGTATCTCCGGGTGATCTACCAGAGAATCCAGAAGCAAACGATCATATATTTTCTGGTGGTCGTTGGTGGAAGATTAATCCTAAAGCTGAAAACGTAGGCAATCTACCAGCTGGATATTACATGCAGATGTTAGGTGGTAAGAACTTAGATTGGATTAAATGTTATGCTGAAGGTAAGTATACATACGTTCAAGAAGGTAGACCCGTATGGCCAGAGTATGACGATCATGCTATGAGTGGTGAAGTAGACTATGATCCAGATCATGCATTACAAGTGGGTCTTGACTTTGGTTTAACTCCAGCCGCAGTGGTAGGACAGCGATTGCCTAATGGCCGATGGATTATCTTAGATGAGATTGTAACTTTTGACATGGGACTAGAAAGATTTGGTCAGCAGTTATTAGCAGAACTCAATGCCAAGTATCCTAAAGCACAAGTTATGTTATGGGGTGACCCAGCGGGTATGCAACGAGATGCTATCTATGAAGTGACAGCCTTTGACTATTTACGCACATTAGGATTACGCGCACAACCAACACCATCCAATGATTTTAAAGTTAGACGAGAAGCCGCAGCTGCACCTATGCAAAGATTAATTGCTGGGAAACCTGGACTGATTGTTAATACTAAATGCAAGATGATACGTAAATCATTAGCTGGTGGTTATCATTTCAAGAGAGTATCAGTAGGCGCTGGTCAAGAACGATTTAGAGATGCGCCAAATAAAAACGAACACTCACACGTAGGTGATGCATTTGGATATCTATTGCTAGGTGGCGGTGAACATAAACGTATGACCAAGAGTCCATTGTCAGCATCAACTATTATTGCTCAAACTGTAGCGTCATCAGAATTCAATGTATTCGATTAGTCCGGAAATCTTAGCGGGATTACCACATGTAAAAGGTAGCTATTATATGCCTTTTCATCCAGATCATTTAGATACTTTAGACGATATCGATGAATATGTAAATGCTATGGGATATGAGGAATTTAAAGCTCAAATTATTAATCAAGCTAGTCGTGGATCCGTTATTACAGCATTTTATTATGGACGACCAGCTGCCGTATTTGGCTGTGGCACATTGTGGCATGGTGTAGCAGAAGCATGGTCTTTGCTTACACAGCAAGCTAAGCGATATCCAATAGCGACACTTAAGGGCGCAAATTCATTTTTAGATATCTGTTGGGTTACGTTTAACTTGCACAGATTG